TATATCGCCAAGAATGGTAAGGTAGAAGTACAGATTGCCAACACCAGACAGAATATTGACCTACTAGCGTAGTAAAATTTTTCCAGTTACGATTCGCACATGGCACACGAAACTCGTAAAGCGAATTTAATTAAGAAGCATAATTTAAAGGGTGTAAACAAACCAAAGCGCACACCCAGCCATCCGAAGAAATCGCATATGGTATTAGCGCAGGAAGGCCACACATTAAAACTCATTCGTTTCGGGCAGCAAGGTGTCAAAACTGCGGGTAAGCCTAAGAAGGGTGAGTCAGCAAAACAAAAGGCGCGGCGTAAGAGTTTCAAAGCTCGCCATGGAAAAAACATCGCAAAAGGAAAAATGTCAGCGGCTTATTGGGCCGATAAGGTGAAATGGTAATGGCAGACATGCAAGCAATCTACGACGAAGAGGCTGGGCTTAACAACGGAGGCGGCTTGATGTCCCTGTTACGCGGTGGCGGTGAAATGCTTCTTGGTCCAGAGATCATGGACAACTTACCTATGTTATTGCGAGCACTGCAAAACACGAACAAAGATACGCTGACCATGGAACAGATGCGAGATATGTCTGGGCCGCTGGATGAGTCCAGTTTATCTGTACGATTAAGTAACACTCCTGGATTGGAAGAGTCTATTGGGCCTGAGTTAGCTTTAATGCTTGGAATGGCTGGTGGTCCTGGAGGAAAAGGAAAAGGTCTAGGAAGTTTATTTGACATGTTAGGCGATTCGCTGGATCCCTCAAAGATTAAACGATATGACGATAAAGAGTTTATGGATTTTCAGAAAGCGTCTAGGGAAGTTGATGAGCAGATAGGGATTCCCCGAGAAGGCCGTGAAGGGTTCGATGACCTAGTGCAGGATATGCGCGATGAATATATGGATTCAGATGAAGCGTTAGAAAAGGCTCAACAAGCCCAGAGAATAATAATGCGTAAAGCTAGACGTGATGGCGATATGATGGCTACAGGTGGTCGCCCAGGATTGTACGCAAATATCAACGCGAAGCGTAAGCGTATAGCAGCAGGGTCTGGTGAGCAGATGCGAAAGAAAGGTGACAAAGGTGCACCGACCGCTGAGAATTTTAGGCAAGCTGCGAAAACTGCAAAACGCGGAACAGGTGGTCTCGCATATAAGAAAGGTTATTACGGCAAGAGCTATAAATGAGCGAATTGTTGGTTGTAAAAAAGACTGTTCCGTTAGATCTGGAACACGAATTTACATCTAGTGAAGTACAAGAGTTTGTAGAGTATAAAAGAAAACAACAAGAGTTCAGAGAAAAAATTACCCAGTTCGAACAAGCCGTTGTTCAACACCCTTCTAAAATAGAAGACGTTGACGAGGTAAACCCACTTAGACACAGTTTCGCAGACGGACAGTATATTCGACAAATGTCCAATCCTGCAGGGGTGTTCATCGTTACGAAAATACACAATAAAAACCATCCGTTTTTCTTGATGAAAGGTGAGATGACGATTTTTTCAGAAGACGGGTTAGAGCGTATTTCTGCTCCTTATCAAGGGATTACAAAAGCAGGAACTAAACGCGCAATGTACACTCATACAGAATGTATTTTTATTACCGTACATGCAACAGATAAATTAAACATAGACGATGTTGAGGATGAAGTAATCGTTAAGTCGTTTGAAGATGTGAACTTACTTCCTCCTGACATTAAACAAGTTGAAAATTTAATTGTTCAATTACAGGAAAAAGAACTATGACTTTTATAACGGCGGCGATAATAGGAGCAGTTGCTACTGCGGGAGCAACAGCATATTCGTCAAAACAAGCCCGAAAAACTCAGAAAAGGGCTAGAGAAGATCAACAGCTTCGAGATCTAATTGAAGGTGCAGCTCCCAATATTTCTGCTGTTGAGGAAATTATGGCAGAGGAGATTGGACAGCAAGACGCGGCTTTACTTGACGATGCATTAAAACAAATGGATTATCAAACTCAACAAGCTCAAGAAGGAGCTGATTTTGCAGCTCAAGCGCAAGCTGATCAAGCTCTTCAACAAACACTTACAGAAGAAGAAGCCTTGCAACTTTTACAGCAGCAAGGTGGAATTGCGGGCATGGCTCGTGGTGGTCCTATAGGAACTCCGAACGACACTTATTATTTCAGCGTTCCTCAAGTAATGCAGATGATGAAAGACCCTAATCCTCAGATTCAAGGAGTGGGAATGCAACTAGCTGACCAGATGACAGCTACCCCTGGAATGTCTATGGTTCCTGCAACACCAGACCAGATTCGAGGCATGGCTTACGGAGGGCAGGTAGAACCAAAAAAGCTCGCTGACGGTGACGTAGTAGAAGATCCAATGAATCAGGTTATTAGAGATTTATTAGTGAATCAGATTCCAGGAGTTTCTCAAGCACGTGCTCTAAAAGATGTAAAGGAAGCTGAAGGTCTGGAAAAATTAGTAGAAGCATTAGACTTAGCTCCTATAAATCCTGTGAAACTAGGTAGAGGAATGAAAGAAAGAATCGCGGCGCGTAGAGCTGCAAGAAGAGCTGCTGAAGAGGAAGCTGAATCTAGAGTCTTCGGTCCGAGGTGAGCGACCCACTAGACCAGTTGCGAAATGTTGATCTTTCGCATCTGTCAAAACAAGAAGCTAAGGAGTTTACCCTTCTTCTTGAAGAGTTAGATTTACGCGATAAACGAGATTCTTCCGCAGCGACCTTCTATGATTTTGTATTAAATATCTGGCCTGAGTTTATTGCGGGGGCTCACCATAAAAAAATGGCTGAGGCTTTCGACAAGATTGCAAACGGCGAATCAAAAAGACTAATTATCAATATGCCGCCCAGACATACTAAGTCTGAATTTGCGTCATATCTGTTTCCTGCCTACTTGTTAGGCAAACGTCCTAAGTTAAAAATCATTGAAGCAACACACACCGCTGACCTTGCAATAAATTTCGGTAGACGTGTGCGTGACTTAATTGAAAGCGATGATTATGCAGAGATTTTTCCCAGCACACAGCTAAAGGCTGACTCACGAAGTGCTGGTAAATGGCTGACTTCTCAGGGGGGAGAGTACTATGCCTCTGGTATTGGGGGTGCTCTCGCAGGGAGAGGTGCGGATTTGTTTATTATTGACGATCCGCACTCTGAACAAGACGCGTTTTCTGACAAAGCGTTAGACGAAGCGTATGAGTGGTATCAAACTGGGCCGCGTCAGCGTCTACAACCAGGAGGTGCTATCGTTATTGTGATGACTCGTTGGTCTAAAAAGGACTTAACGGGTAAGTTAATCAAACGAATGACGCAGGAGAAAGGCGGCGATGAGTGGGAGTTAATAGAATTCCCTGCAATTTTGCCATCAGGTACACCGTTATGGCCAGAGTTCTGGAAACTAGATGAACTTCAAGCAACGAAATCTTCGATACCTCCGTCTAAATGGGCCGCTCAGTATATGCAGCGTCCAACTGGTGAGGGTATTTCTATCATTCCGAAGGAATGGGTTAAGCGTTGGTCTGAAGATAACCCACCTACTTGCGATTATTTGATACAAAGCTACGATACGGCGTTTTTAAAGTCCGAACGTGCTGACTATACGGCAATAACTACATGGGGAGTGTTTTATCCCGAGGGTAAAATAGGTGATCAACTGTACAGTGGGGCTGACGCACACCTGATTCTGTTAGACTGTGTTAAAGAACGGTTAGACTTTCCCGAACTCAAGCGCGAGGCGATGCGTTTATACGAGCATTGGGACCCTGATTCTGTAATAATTGAGACAAAAGCGTCGGGTATCCCACTAACGCAAGAATTACGGCGACAAGGAATACCGATTAATACGTTTTCTCCTAGCAAAGGACAAGATAAGATTGCAAGACTCAATACGGTAAGTGCGATTTTCCAAGAAGGTCGCGTTTGGTTGCCTGAAACGTCTTGGGCACAGGAATTATTGGACGAAATTGTTGATTTCCCTAACGGAGAGAACGACGATTGCGTGGATGCGACGACTTTAGCGTTAATGCGCTTTAGAAACGGGGGATTTTTGCGTTTAGAGAGCGATTATCAAGACGAAGAGGAATACTACCCCAGAGTCCGTGCATATTATTGATTTACTGAGTTAAAAAAGAAGAGTATGGTGGCGAATTATGGCAGAAATCCAAGTTCCACAAGATCTTGAGGGCGAAGAAGAGTTAGAAATCCTTTTCGACGAGGATGATAATGTTCTTTACCCCGAAGCATTGCAAGCTGAGGGAGAAATGCCTTTCGGTGAGAACATGGCTGACTATCTTGAGGATAGTGCTCTAGGCAAAATCTCCTCACAGCTTATTTCTTCTTACGAAGACGACTTATCTTCACGACAAGACTGGTATGAGACGTTTAGAAACGGTCTTGACTTGTTAGGGATTGATAGCGAGGCTCGTAGTGAACCGTTTGAAGGCGCGAGTGGGGTATATCACCCGTTACTAGCTGAAGCTACTACGCATTTCCAAGCACAGGCATACAAAGAACTTTTACCGGCTAATGGACCTGTAGATACAAAGGTTATGGGAGCAACTAACGACCCTAAACTGATGCAGGCTAACCGCGTAAAAGATTTCATGAATTATCAGCTAATGTATAAGATGGAAGAATACGATCCTGAAATGGATCAAATGTTGTTCTTCCTTCCGTTAGCAGGATCTGCATTTAAAAAGTGTTATTACGATCCTTCGATGGGACGAGTCGTTTCTCGTTTTGTAAAAGCTGAAGATTTAGTCGTTCCGTACACAACCACGGATTTACATACCACTCCTCGCATTACGCACGTCATTAAAATGACTGAAAACGATATGCGTAAATTACAGCTTAGTGGTTTTTATCGCGACACAGGTATGACTCCTCCTGGATACACTACAGACGAAAACGTCATACAAGAAAAGATTGATGAACTAGATGGGATTTCTAGAACAGGTTCTTCTGAAGAATACACCTTGTTAGAATGTCATGTAGAACTAGATATAGAAGGATTCGAACATACAGATTCAAATGGTGAAACTACTGGACTAGCGTTACCGTATATTGTAACAATTTGCCAAGACAACAGTGAGATTTTGTCGATTAGACAGAACTACGATGAGATTGACCCCATGCGTAAAAAGATTGAATACTTTACGCATTATAAATTCCTTCCTGGATTAGGATTCTATGGATTCGGGTTAATCCATATGATTGGTGGAGTAACTAAGTCTGCTACAGCAATATTAAGACAGCTAATTGATGCAGGCACACTTGCTAATCTACCCGCTGGTTTTAAATCACGCGGATTGAACATACAGCGTTCAGATGACCCATTACAACCAGGAGAGTGGCGTGACGTTGACGCTCCTGGAGGCACTATTCGCGATTCCTTTTTACCGTTGCCTTACAAGGAGCCTAGTGCAACTTTAGCTCAGCTGCTGGGGTTATTAGTTGAATCCGGACAACGGTTTGCGGCAGTAATGGACCAGCAGACTGGAGATGGCAATAGTCAAGCTCCTGTAGGCACTACTGTCGCTCTTTTAGAAAAAGGCCAGAAAGTTATTTCTTCCATACATAAGCGATTGCATTATGCACAGAAGAATGAGTTTAGAATTTTAAAACGATTGTTCGGAGAGTATTTACCTCCTGAATACCCGTACCAAGTACAAGGCGCACAGCAAACTGTTTTTTCTCAAGACTTTAATAACAGTGTAGATATTGTTCCTGTTTGCGATCCTAACATCTTTAGTACTACGCAACGAATTATTCTAGCGCAGACACAACTACAGATGGCGCAAAGCGCACCCCAGATTCACAATATGAAAGAAGCCTTCCGTAAGATGTATCTTGCGTTGAATATCAAAGATATTGATGATGTGCTTCTTCCTGACTTTGATCCAACTCCTAAAGATCCTGTTCAGGAAAATATGGATGCGTTGATGAACGTTCCATTGAAAGCCTTTCCTCAACAGAATCATGACGCGCATATTCAAGCGCACATGGCGTTTATGCAAAGCCCGCAGATACAACAGAATCCACAAGCGATGTCAGCACTACAGGCGCACATTCAAGAACATATCGCATTGAAGTATCGAGTGCAGATGGAGCAGATACTAGCTGAGCAAGGTATTCAATTACCGCAACCAGGACCAGATGGTCAAATGCCACAGCTTCCACCTGAAATGGAAAGTCAGATTGCGGTGGCGGCTGCTCAAGCTACGCAACAAATAACAGGTCAAGAACAAGCACTAGCGCAAGCGATGGCTGCACAACAACAAGATCCGCAAAGACAAATGTTCGAAGAACAAATGGAACTTGAGTTTGAGAAAATTAATCAGCGTGATAGAGATTCTGAACGTAAAGTTCAGCTTGAAAGGGAGAAACTCGAATCACAAGAACAGCAAACAGACATAAAAGTAGCGGCTACGTTACAAGAAGCTGAAATGCAGAACGAGCGAGATGTGGACTCTAACTTAACTGAGATTGCGAAGGTTGTTCGCGAATCCAGAGAACAGGAATAGGTGGCTTATTTATTAAGCAACATACCTCATTTTAACGCATGGATCCGAAAAGAATTTACACACAATCATATAGACTATCACGGAGAGTATTTACACGCAGTTGTTTTTGCTGTAAACACCATTCCAGACAGGTGTCTATCTTTTCAAGTAGTCTTTACGGGGTTTGAGCTTGACGCAGAAGAAGATGCAGAAAATATACACGGTGGCGCGATGTGGGCTAGGATGCCTATAACCGCGCTTGTTGCAGATTCCGTTTTAACGGAGATGCCTGAAGCTATGCCTACGCATTTAGCTCAGCCGTGGGATTGTAGTTCTCATGAACACGCAGTAATCAAAATGGATCGTGTTTCCTCTAGTCCTTGGCTTTGTAAGATAGATAATGAATTCCACACTGGACGTTATTTATTTACTGTTGACTACACTGGAAATGATATAGCAGATGATCCAGCACAACATAAACAAAGTCATGTGTTAGAACTAACGGATGCCGGTAAGTGGACAGGTAATATTGTTGCACTTCCTAACAACCGTGTAAGAGCGACTAACCCAGCACTCTGGGAGACAGGATCAGGCGCACCTGATTTTTATCCTAGTCAGCACTTACATAGCGCAGAAATTCATGACAGCTACATGGATCCAAAAGTGACTTTTAATAATTTGTATTCAGAAGGAGACAAAAGTGAAAGGTAGAAAGAAAATGCCTAAAATGGGCGGTGGTTATAAAACTGGTGGCAAAGTTGCTGCTAAGAAAAAAGCTCTAGGGGGAATGACAGGAATGTCTGGCCCTAAAAAGCTAAAAGCAAAGCCTAAGCCTAAAGGTGCAAAAACAGCCAGAGGTAGAGGTGGAGCTAAAAAAATGAGAGGTAGGGGATAAATGAAACGATATAACCGAGAGTATCCTGCACCTAGTTCTCAACCAGCAGGTGTTAAAATAGAACCAATGACTGCTTCTTCAGAAGGGTTTGCAACTCCGACTGAGCTCAAGCAGAAAACTATCGACATTCCTGGGAAAAGTGTAAAAACTAAAGGAACAGGAGCGGCGACTAAAGGTTTAGATTTCATTAGTTATGTTAACTAATGGATTTTATAAAGACTTCGGAGCATTTGCTCCGCAAATTACGAGAGCGTCAACACGACCTTTCGCAATCACTCGCTTCGGGGAGTGCAAACGACTATGTTCAGTACCAACGAATAGTTGGGGAAATTTCAGGGTTAAATTTCGCTGAACAAGAAATAACTACCCTGCTTGGAAATATGGAAGATATAGATGACGACTAAGAAAAAAGTAGAGGATAGAGTTTTAAATTTTGGATCTGATACGTCTGAAGAACCAAAACCTACTCTAACGCATGAGAACGTAGATTCTCATTCAGATAAATTACCTAACCCAACTGGGTATAGGATTCTTATCCTACCGTTTACTCCTCCAGAGAAAACAAAAGGCGGCATTATGTTAGCTAAACAAACTCTTGATAAAGAGCGGATAGCTACCATAGTTGGGCTTGTTGTACGACTAGGCCCAGATACTTATTCCGACAAAGAAAAATTCCCAGAAGGTCCATGGTGTAAAGAGGGCGACTGGGTGATTTTTGGTCGCTATGCGGGAGCTAGATTTAACATTGAAGGCGGCGATATGCGTCTCCTTAACGATGATGAAATTTTAGCCACTGTTAATAACCCAGAAGATATTCTGCAATAAGGACATTAAAATGGCTGAGTCACAAGAAATTGAGTTAGAACTTCCAGAGGAAGAAGTAGATATTCATGAAGCTGATGTGCTTCAAGAGTCGGCTCAAGATGTAAACTTTTCTGCTGAAGAGGAAACATCTAACGAGAGCGAACTTAATGAATATAGCGATGGTGTAAAGAAACGCATTGATAAGTTAACTTATCGTATGCGTGAAGCTGAACGTCAGCGCGAAGAAGCAGTAAAACTTGCTAAACAGATGGCTGAACAAAATGCTCAGCTTCAGACTAAACTTCACTCTTCTGATTCTACTTTAGTTAATGAATATGCTTCTCGTGTAGAGAGTCAAAAAGAACAAGCACGAAAAGCGTTGAAAGAAGCTCAAGAACTTGGAGATGCTGAAGCCATAGCTTTAGCCACTGAAGCAGTTGCGAAAACTTCTTTGGAAGAGCAAAATGCTCAACGACTGAAACAAAGACAACAAAGACCAGCAGCGCAACAGCCTCAACAGGCGGTTCAACAACCTCAGCAGCAAAACTTACAACCTGCTCCTGTTGACCCAAGAGCTGAACAATGGGCAGAGGAAAACCCCTGGTTTGGTGAAAATGAAGGAATGACCTATGCTGCAATGGGCATCCATCAGAAATTATTAGGTGAAGGAGTTCCTCCAAATACGAAACATTATTATGATAGAGTTAATAGTGAAATTAGAGAACTTTTTCCGCAACAGTTCGCCGATGAGACGAAAAACGTGAAATCCCCTGTAGCTGGGGCCAGCCGTGGTGTTGGTTCTGCAAAGAAAGGCTCACGCAGTGTGAAACTCACTCCATCACAAATGGCTATTGCCAAACGTATAGGAGTGCCCTATGAAGAATATGCAAAATATGTATAAAGGAGATGACAAATGACAGATCGAACCTCCAGATCTGCTGATACTCGAGCAAAAAAAGCTCGCAGAAAAACATGGCAACCCCCTTCAATGTTGGATGCCCCAGAAGCACCTGAAGGATATAAGCACAGGTGGATACGTGCAGAAGTCAGAGGACACGATGACAAAGCGAATATGTCTAAACGTATTCGTGAAGGATTCGAACCAGTAAGAGCAGAAGACCATCCAGAGTTTGACTCTCCTACAGTAGATGACGGAAAACACGCGGGTATAATTGGAGTAGGTGGTTTGGTTCTTGCAAAAGTTCCAGAAGAAACCGTAGAAGAAAGAACTGATTACTTCGCAAGAAGAAGTCAGGAACAACTTCAGGGAGTAGACAACGATCTTTTGCGAGATAGTGATCCTAGAATGCCTATAAATAAAAGAGACATTCAAAGGAACTCTAAGGTTGAATTTGGCAGTCGGAACTCAGGTTCTGATTAATTTATCACTCTAATATGAGGGTTTAATAATGGCTAATACGGATGCACCTAATGGGTTCACTCCTGTAAAGTCCCTGTACGGGGGCACGGTTAGACCCAAGAAATTGCGTATTGCAAGTGCATACGGAACCGCTATTTATAGCGGTGATGTTGTCACACTTTCTTCGGGTTATGTCAATCAGGCGGGAGCAACCTCAACTCCTGTTGGCGTGTTTTACGGTGTGTATTACACGGCTACAGATGGGACTCCTACGTTTTCTAAATCGTGGACTGCAAGCACAGCTACACTTGGCAGCGCAGATGCGGAAGCATATGTGTATGCTGATCCTGGCATTGTGTTTGAAGCACAGTTTACAGCAGGAACTCCTGCAGTAAGTTTTATCGGCAATAAGTACACTTTGAGTACTACTGCTGGTAGTTCTACTAATGGACGTTCAAAAGAGGGTGTAACAGCCACTACTTCTAGTGGTGTTGCTTTATGTGTCGGTTTTGTAGATTCTCCTAGCAATAGCATCGGTGCTAATGCTCGGGCGTATTTTACATTCCCAACTAACACCTTCGCAGTTTAAGGAGAGTAATTAATGGCTATTAATAGAGCACAACTCGTTAAAGAGCTTGTTCCTGGCCTCCATGCT